CATCCTGCTCTCTTTAAAGCATTTTTAAATTCTTCGTTTTGTTTTTTTATGCCTTCATCCACTATTTCAGCATATGGTCTATTATCTTTTTTCATACTAACTCCTCCTTTGCATAAATTATATTTAGCATTAATAGAACTTAACCAATCATAATAAAAATTAATTCTATCCTCTTCCTTTTTATTATGGGAACCCATTACATCAAGATACCAGCTATGATTTTCACACCTTGTATGTATTTTATTTAATAAATATAAGTATTGATATTTTTTAGTTCTATTCATACTAACTCCTCCTTAATATATTTTCTTGCTGATTTAATAGACCTGAACTTTCCAGGTGATAAATCATCAAAGTCTTTAGTCCATACTCTATAATGTGGTGTCTTCCCTCTATAATATACAAAAATATGAAAACCTTTATACTCTTCTACTGGCATATTATCTCCTTTCATAAAAGTTAAGGTTATTTAGTTATTTTAATTATTATATCACCATGACATGATAATGGTTTACACCAACATCCTAATGTTTTACCTTTTAATTCCTTTTTCATTTTATTTCTTAAAATTTCTTGTTTATCTTTCATTATCCATTCTTCATATTTCTTAATTACTTCTTCCCTATCACCATCAATACCTATTCTAAATGGATTTCCAAATATCGTACTTCTATCAATTTTTATACAATCTCTATTATATTTTAAATTAACTATCTTCATACTCTCTCCTTTCATAAGAGTTAATTTTTTAAGGGCTATGCCCTACAACCAGTGAGGGCATAACCCATATTATATTTATTTAGGTAATTTAGATAGAATTAAATCCATCTTCTTATCCATTGTATTTTGCTTGGTTCCCATTATATTTTGCTTGGTTGCCAAGTTTTCAAGCATGATACGAGTTTCATTTTTCTTGTACCAGTCTCTTTTAGATAATATATTCTTATTACCTAATGCTCTTTGTTGCTCTACCCACTCTGATTTTTGTTCAGGTGTTCGTTCAACAAATGATGTTTGAATTGCCATATTAATCTCCTTTCTGACAAAATTTACTATCACTAGAGAGAGGAAATTTTGTTGTCATTCTCCTCATCTCTTTATCTCTATGTTCAACTGTTGATTGTTCTGGGAAAGGAAACTCATAAACATTAGCATAATAACTACCATGTCTATGAGTATCACTATCCACAATCAACTCTTGATTGTAATTTAACATACTATTTAAGCTCCTTAACTATTTCTTTCTTTATAAGTTTAATAAAACTAGAAAGTACTTGTAAATCTTCTTTTGTCTTTGGTAATGATTTCAAACTTTCTTTATAGTTTATAGTAAACTCAACTTTTAGTTTTTCTGGGAACTTAAAAGGATTTAATTGAGTATCATTGTAAGTCTTCTTGATACTATCAATACTTTTATCCCAAGTATCTTCAATTGTTTTACTTATATTCATACTATCCTTTCTGCCTATGAGGCTTTCGCTAAGACAAGCTGAAATAGGCTTATTTATATGTTGCTATCCCTAATCTATCAATCAACATAGATAGGAATATCAACGATTTGAGAGTAATTCGGCAATCAATATATCAATGAATTTAGCTCAATGTATACTGACTACCGAAATATTAATATTATTACTGACATCGGCAAGTGTCTAGCCGCCCAAAGGACTTACGCGACACAAGCCATTTTACTCTGTGTGCTCATTTTAAGATATCTCACACGCAAGTAATAATAAAAACCAACTACATTATCGCTTGGCTTTCACGAAGTGACAGTCAAGTGAAAATGACAAAGACAAAGCCGAATCGCTTGCGATTCGACATTGTATTATTTAATTAACGGGTTTTGATTTCACCCTCATCAAATCGACATCGTTGTCGATTGATGATATAGGGGGGTTAGATACAGGACCATAACAACAACAACAAAAGAAGGAGAACAACATGGCAATATATGGCATTTTCCGAGGAGGGAAAATAGGCTATCGCATGCTTAAAGCCTTATACAAAGGCGGAGGCATAGCGAGAAAAAAAGTAGGCTTATCGGCTAGAGGTTTAAAGCTACAAAAATCAGCAAAACTGGTAGATAAACCTTTTACAGGTAAGCATGGCGGTAAAAGAACCTTTAAAGCAATAAAAGGTGGCTTTGGCAACCAAGCAAGATACAGAGGTGGTCAGGCTATGCAAGGACTTGCTCTTAGAGGAAAAGAAGCAGGCAAGCATATTAGAAAACACCACAAAGCATACGGATGGGGTGCTACTGGAGCAGTAGCTTGGGACATTCTTGACCGAGACGATTAATGACCAAGCCTAAATACGGGTATAAACACGAAAAGAAGGTTCACAAGAAACGTAAGGGTAAACACTCTAAAAAGAAGAATAAGAAAAACAAGAAAAAGGGTAAAGGCAGATGATACCAAAAGATTTATATAAAGTATATACAGGATTAAAATATGCTAGAAGAAGAAAGATTCTTAAAAAAGGACAAGATCCTTTAGTGAGAATGGGTAGAGTTTGGACAAAAGCGTCTAAAAAGAAAAAGGCAGCAATTGTAGCTGGTATTGCTGTACCAAAAGCTGCTATATTTGGCGTAGCATATGCTGGTTCTAAATCAGGCAAATCTGCACCTGTGCCTAAGAAATACATGGCAGGATAATGGCTTATTTACAATCTAAAGTAATAGTAGGACAAAGCCTAAAGTGGCTTTTAAGAGATAGAGCTGCGACTAAAAAGGCAGCAGAAGCTCTGTCTGCAAATTTAAAAAGCCCTAAATTTAGAGCTACCGAAAGAATCATTAAATATAAAAAACAGAAGTATTTTGGATAATGGCAAAACGATCACTAGAAAAACTAGCAGACAAAATTATCAGACTCACTCCTGAGGAAGCTCAAGAGCTGGGTTTAATAATGCGTGCTAAACTTATGCCTGAACAGGCTAAACAACAGGGGTTATTGCAACAGCAGCAAATAACTCCTCAAATGGCACAAATGGGACAAAGACCAGGCGGTAATATGCCCATGCCAACAACCAGAGATGCTGCAGTAAGAGGATTATTAAGATGATAGCACGACTAACTTTAAGTCAAATGGCTAAAGCATATAAAGCTGTTAAAGGTCAAAAAAAAACTAAAAATGCATTAGGATTTAAAGTGCCAAAGAAAACAGGATGGAAAAAACCATTTTTTCCTAAATCTAAAATGTTTCCTGAATATTCGCCTTATGATGTAGCCATAGATTTAGGTTCTGCTGGTGTTTTTGTTGGTGGTGTTGCAGGCTATAAAAAATTGACTAAAAATAAAAAGAAAACAAGGAAAAAATAATGACAAACGTTAATGGAAATTATAAAAAAGGTTGGAGACTTAGCAAAAGATTTAAAGTTGCTGCAGGTAAAACTACAAAATATCTTGCTAAAAAAAAGATCAAACATGGTGCACAGATTTCAAAATATGGTGGACCAACAGCACGTATGTTTAGAAAAACAGGAGTTGCAGCATTGAGCACAGGTAAATTTGCTTTAAGACATGGAGCATTAGGATTTCCAGGTTTAGCTGCTGCTGGATTATATTATGGTGGTAAAAAAATTGCTAAAACTATAGTTAAAAGAGACAGAGGTTTACAATGGGCACCATATAGACAATATAATAAAAAAGGTAGAAAAATTACATAATGATTCCTGATGCAGAACAAAAAACATTCGAAAATGAAGTAGATAAGTCTACTGAAAAAAATCCTAATCATGGAGGTAAACGGGAAGGTGCGGGAAGACCTTTCGGATCTAAAAGTAAACCTTCACTATGGAAATCTATGGAAGAAATGTCCATCAAATATCAACATTCTCCTTTGGATTATCTATTAGCTGTGTTAAACAATCCTATGTCTTCGCCTGAACGTAAAATGTATGCCGCAGAAAAGGCAGCACCTTATGTTCATCCGAGACTTGCATCTTCAACTTCAAGAATAGGATCTGATGAACCAATCGAAATCAAAGTCGAATGGCAAAAAGAGTAAAACTATAAAAATACCCTATAAGCCAAGAAAATACCAAAGAGAAGTTCACGAAAATAAAAAAAGATTTACAGTATTAGTCTGCCATAGACGATTTGGAAAAACAGTTTTAGCAGTCAATGAAATGATCAAGACTGCAGCTGCAAAACCTAGATCATTATGTGCATTCATAGCTCCAACTTATAGACAAGGTAAATCTATAGCTTGGGAGTATTTAAAATTTTATACAAAACCTCTCATGTATTTGGGAGGCAGTAGGAACGAGACTGAATTAAGAATAGATTTATTTAACGGAAGTAGAATTCAAATATTTGGTGCAGATCATCCTGACAGTATCCGTGGAATGGGATTTGACGGAGTTGTTATGGATGAATATGCAATTATGTCCCCCAGGGTATGGACCGAGATAATTAGACCATCCATTTCTGACAAGTTAGGCTGGGTAATGTTTATCGGAACACCAATGGGACATAACCAATTCTGGGAAGTCTATGACTTTGCTCAACGTGGTCATAAAGACTGGATGAGCAAAATGTATAGAGCCTCAGAAACCAAGGTGATTCCAGACGAGGAACTGGCTCAGGCACGTTCCATAATGACCGAAGAACAATTCGAGCAGGAGTTCGAATGTTCGTTTACTGCAGCGGTCTCAGGAAGTTATTACGGAAGATTAATAACGAAAGCAGACAATGATGGAAGAATCTGCTCCGTGCCTGTGGATACTAACGTAGGTGTAGAGACGTGGTGGGATTTAGGTATAGGAGACTCGACAGCAATTTGGTTTGCTCAAAGAGTTGGGGAGGAAATACACCTAATAGATTATTACGAAACTTCAGGGGAATCATTGGCACACTATGCTGATAAACTTGAAGAAAAAGATTATGCTTATGAACGTCATATAGCTCCACATGACATAATGGCAAGAGAATTAGGAACTGGAAAATCTAGACTGGAAGTAGCAAACGAACTGGGAATAGATTTTGAAGTAGCTCCTAAATTAGAAATTGATCATGGAATAGAATCTGTGAGAAATATGTTACCGAGTTGTTATATTGATAGAATTAAATGTAAAAT